AAGCACTTATCTCTTTGGCATCAGCAAGGTCCATCTCGGCCTGCCTGGCCTTGATCTTGTTCCAGACATCGATCTTGCCAGTCTGCATGAAGAGCATTTTTAGCTCTTCCTCAAATGCTCTGGCCTGTTCAAGGGCCATCTCGATCTGGAGGGCCGTTCCCATGTTCGAGCCTTTGCCAGACTGCTTGGCTTGAAGCATGGCCTTTGTGGCAGTTGACTTGGCATCGAAAAGTTTGCCAATCATGGGCGCAAGTGAGCCAAGGTCTTGGGCCACACCCGCAGCCTTCTTGACCATGCTGATGGCGCTTTGTATACCCGCCAGGGCCGTGATTGGATCGATCATTTTCGCTCTACCTTTTCCCACTTAATGCAGACAACCCTCCGATTGTAGACATCACCGGTCCATGTCCACCTGGTGCATCGATATTCGGCAGTGGCTGCTAATAGGACCAGAGCATAGATCATGGCCAAAACGCAATGATGACAAAAAAGCACCAAATGATGGTGGCCGTTAGCAAGGCCGCAGCAATGAGTGCCACGGCCCAGTCTTTCATAGCCCGAAAATCTTCTTGACGAATTCGGCAGCCACACCTGGTCCAAGCAAAACGGCCAAGATCGCTGCATAAAGCAGATATTCAATCTTGGTCATGCGTCTGTCGCCATCCTTTAAGGTGTTGGCAATGGCACTGTATCGCTCGGCACAGATTGCTTCATGCACCGCTAGGCGCTTATCGACATCGGCATCCATGATTAGGCATTAGCGTTACGAGCCGCTTCAGCCGCAGCCTGTGCCGCCTGATAAGCCGCAATAACTTCCGCAGTCCAAACTGTATTGCAGATTGCAACAACATTGGCGGGGATGCCTGTTAGGGCTTGACCGGGTGTGAGGCTTGAACGATGGTAGGTTTGGCTTATTTGATTGCCATCTTCCATGATGCGTGTAGCTTGACGATAAAGAACAATGCCGTTCTCTTGAACAACAATTTGGTCAACAGTTGTGGTTTTGGTAAGTGACATGATTTTCCTTTAAGTTAATGTCCGACTACATCAATCCAATGTAGTTATTAGACTTGATAGGTTGCAGAAAATGAAACAGACGTTGACGCATCTATATTAGATGCGTAACTATCGGTGCTTGTCCCAGCGGGATAAATATCTATAAAGTTTCCACCAGTAGGTATCCAACTATCAATAGCTATCACAGCTACCGCACCAGTAACTGTAAGAATAGCCCTAGAGTCAAACTGTGTTCCAGATCCCACAATAAAGGGAAGCCCACCGAGCCTAAGCCTGCCTAATGGAGAGGATACTGCACTTGTGTTTAACGTGCCATTTATCGTTACCGACCTACCTATTTTTACATAGCTGCACGTTGATGTTGACAATGTAATTGACCCGCTAGTTAGCGGCACTAGGCTTCCTGTCCAAGTACCTTCCTCATAGTCATCTAGCGTATTAGCGTTTGATGATGCAACTTGAGTTGCGGGGAATTTAATCTGTCCTGATGTTGCTGCGGAAATGTCAACTAGCCCTGTGACTGCTAGACCAGTTGAGGATATCTCAGCCTGTACGTCACCACTCGCACTTAGTTGGAGGGTATCCGTGGAATGTTTGTAAAGGATGCGTCCACGATATTGTGCGTTACCGGTAAGGCCATCAGCAAAAGCTATGCCCACTGTGTCGGAGGTCCCGCTGCGGATAGTTAATCCACCATCTGCGGTGGCGATCAGCGCCAGATCGTTGTAATAGGTGTAATCGCTTGGGACTGCACCAGTGACCCCAAGTGCCCCACTCGCATTCAGCGTAGTAAACGAACCAGCAGCAGGGGTCACATTACCAATAATGCCTTGAAATGATGTTCCCGTAGCTGCACCCAAAACTGGAGTCACCAATGTCGGAGAAGTCGATAAGACTACATTTCCAGAGCCTGTGCTTGTTCCTACGCCAGTGCCACCTTTTGTGACTTTAAGTAACGGGCCGGCATCAAACAATGCGTCAATGGTGTCCAAATCAGTATTTATTTTGCTTCCCCATGTGTCAGTGGATGCACCGACTTCTGGTTTGGTCAGTAATAGATTCGTTGTGGTTGTATCTGCCATTTTCTACCCCTATGCGGCTATTTGCCAAGATTCACTATTATCCGCAATTGCAGTCCAAGTTTCACTGCTATCTGCAATTGCATCCCATGTTTCTGATGTGTCTGTGATCGGTGTCCAAGTCTCTGAATTGTCAGAAATTGCATCCCAAGTTTCTGCCGTGTCAGACTCAGGGACCCATTTTAGATTGCCAGCAATCGTCATGGATGACTGGCAAGTGAAATCAATTGCACTCGTTTGTGTGCGAGTGCTATTGACTGTCATTTCAGACTGGGCTGCCATTAGCACTGACGCGCCTAATATCACCCTGGTGGCCACAGTCATTGTGGCAAAGTCTTCAATCAGGATTTGAACCAGTGGCACTCTGACCCCATTGACCGACATTGTGCTGGTATCGACTGAGGCAAATGCACCAATGGCCACCCTAGTGGCCGCAAAGCTGGCGCTAGAGCTTGCCGCAAAGGTCGATGCACCTATGGCATACCGCACCGCATTTGCGGCCATGGTGCTGGCGCTAGAGGCCGTGGCTTGTGCCACCGCCACTCTTTGTGCAGCAGCTGTCGCACTGCTAGATGCTGAAACCGAGAATGATGCCGTCTTGACCACAGTGGCCGAGACAGTCTCTGTGCTTGACGCTGAAACAGAAAACGCGCCTGTGCAGACGCGTTGACCATTGAATGCAGCCGTGCTGGTGGCCGCGAAAGTAACTGCCCCAAGGCTTACGCCATAGGAATAGTTTCCTTCTCCATACGGGCCAAGACCATAGGCTGCCATGTCATGTCAATGTGACATCAAGGTCGCCAGCTGGAATGCGCAGCACATCGCCATCATTGATGGTGCGTGCAGTTGTGAGCGCTGCCCAGGCTAATAGATTGCCGCCAGTGCTTGCATCAAAAATGCCGGCCCAGCCAATTGATCCCCAGTTTCCACCGCTGGCAGCTGCAAATTCGATGGCCGCTGCGTTTGTTGCGTTTGTGGGGCTTGTGCCAGAGATGGTCATCGTGCCGGTGGCCACTCGCGCATAGGCGTTGCCAGACACCTCAGTGCCGCCACCCGTGTCACTGGGTGCAGCCGTGAATAGGCCAACATACCAAGCCGTGGGGCGTGTGGCGCTGCCATTGGTCAGGAGCCAGGTTAAAACTAGGCTTTCTGTAAAGTCGGTAAAAGATGACATGGTCTAGTCCTTATCCAAAAGTCTTTGCACGGGTAAGCAATGCACCACCAGAAGATGCACCGCGGTCATCCGCAGTTTGTGAATCATTCAAGGCTCGCTCATAGAGCGTTGCCCATGTCTGGATTCTCGCATCATCTTGCAAGTATGGTGCAGCCTGCAATAGCGCTCCATACAGATAAATGTCGGGGTTTGCAGTCAAAAGCCAGTTGGTGGCCACACTGCTTGATAACTTTGTCAACTTAGCGTAATAGGTCAGCTCAGTTGTATATGTCGCGTCTGGTGTCGGGACAATTCGGAATTGGCCACCGACCACACCAAAGAATCTAGGCTTGCCACTTCCAGTGTATTCGGCTGCCTTGTTGTCCAAGGCATCAATGCTCAAAAATTCCAATGGGGTCTGGGGGTTTGTGCTTGTGAGCTTTAGGGATTTGGTCTCCAAAAAGTCACTTGGCACTGCGCCATATTCCGCATCAAAAGACGCATTGGCCCTGACGATCATCTGCCTGGTGCGCAGTGTGCGTTCCACTTGTGCCTCGGCCAGAGAGATAAAGTCAGGAATGACAGAAGTCAGGTCCGACCGGTTAAGCCAGTCACCAATGGATGTCTTCAGTTCTGTATATGTGCTAAGTGCCATCTTTCGCCTCTTTGTCCATTTCCTCTTTCACAACCCAAGTGTGAGGGTGGCCAAACTCAAAAGAGCCAATGTGGCCAATCTCTTGAGAAACGTCATGGTCAATGTAAACCTTGTAACCAAGCTCTTGAGCTTTCTTACAAAAGAACACATCCTCACCCATGTAGCCCCGTGTGGTCTGCCAAGGCATATCAAACCATGGCTCAGACATACCCTCAAACACCTCGCGCTTGATCAGCATTATGCCCGTTCCAATGCTTCCCACCTCTTCCAATCCAGTCGAATCTGGCATGGTGTAGACGGGGATTCGTTTGCCATCAGCGTCATAGTTCTGGGCCGTTGGTCCAGTTGGCATTCTGCGCCTGGCACAGTTGGCAGCCACAATGTGCTTGTCATGCTTTAAGAGTCTTTCCACCATATCTTGGGGAAATGTCATGTCTGAGTCAATGAAGAGAATGTGTGTGCATCCCTCTTTCATGGCATCCAAGCAAAGGTCAGCCCTTTGGTTTTGAATGATTGTGCCTTGCATCAATTTCAGACTAATAGCGTCTTCGGTGTTGAGTGTGTGATAAGCCACCATATTGACCATGCAGTAGCAATAGTTGGTGTGGACTTGGTCACGGGCAGGGGTGCAGACTGCAATGTAGTTCATACTTTCCCAGGTCTAGTTCTAAAAAATTGATTGTCGGAATCGTTGAGCCATTTTTTCATGTACTCCTGATCATCGATCTTGCCCTCGGCCTTCATCTTGTAATAAAGGGATTCGGGGATGGATGCCACCAAGTGCCACTCACCAGTCCAGTTGGCTTTTTCGTCTGTGGCGTTGTATAGAGCCTTATTGGCCTCCACCACCGCAGTCACATCTTGTTCTGTTTGGATCGTCACATCGCCAGTTTCAGCATTCTCATGCCAATAGCGTTTGATGCCTTGATCTTTGTTTTCGCTAAATAGTCTTTTGTGAATCATGTTAAAAAAAGGGCCAAGTTTCCCTGGCCCTTTTGGTTTATCTTCCGATTAAGAAGTGATCAAGTCAGCGGCCAAACCATGGGCATTTTCAGCCAATACTTTGTGACCCCATTCCACGATCAGCATACGCTTTTCAGCATCGCCAGTCTTGGCCAATTCAACTTGCTGGTAAGGGCGCAGCACAGTCATTTTGGCGTAATCAGGATCGATCACCCATGCATCGCGCTCACGCTGGAAGCGGTTGGCGATAACTTGGACATTGCCAAAGTCAGAGACATAAATGTCAACTGCACCGACCAATGTGGCAGGCTTTGCACCGCCATCAATGTTGAAACGGCTGGAAGCAATACCAGTGAAAGATGACACGCGCTGTTTGTTAACAGGACCGCACATCAAAATCTTAGGTGTTCCACCAGCTGTCCACACTTTCTGAATCACATTCTTGAGAATGGTTTCAGTAAATGTGCGCACTGTGCCATCTGTACGGGCGCTGTTTGGCAGCGTTGTGTAAGAGGGATCAGTGCCGTCAGTCTGCTTGTCGGTGTTTGTTTTCACAAACGCGCCCAAAGAGGCTGATGCACGGGCAGTTGTCGTGTTACCAGCAGCGGCCACAGCACCATTCAACATGGAAAACTCTTGGTCGCGTTTGATTTCAGAGCCGCGCTTGGCGATCTGATAAGCCAATTCACTGCGACGGCCAGCCTTGTTCACCACTTCTTCAGTAGCTGACAAGATGATTGTCTTGCGTGAAATCTGTGCGTAGTTTTGCAAACGCACAGTAGCAGTCACAGCGTCAAACGATGCAACATCATCGCCTTCAAGCTGTGCATTAGCAGCAGCACTGGCGAGTGTATCGGTCTGCCACTCAAACAAGCTGTTTGACACGTTTTCACGGCCAATATTGCTCATGTAAGGCGTTTCTTCCATCTATGTTGAACAAGGTTCGTTAGACCTTGCCTCCCTTGCGGGACTGCATATTTCTATGCAGATCAGACTATATCTTCACCCACTTTCGTGGGGCTAGGTGCTTCGGACCACTTGGTCCTACGATCTTTCGATCTAGTCGTTGAACCTTCCTCTTTCGAGGCTCGGCTGCTGATTGCCCTCGGCTGCCTATCCGTTAGGGGTTTCCAGCAATTCTCCTAGTATCAATTGCAAATTACTCTGCAACGGCCCTCAAGTTAAGGCGCAATATTTGTAATGATATTGCTCAAATCTTCACGAATACCCTTTGCAGAGTAGGTCGTGAACGTATTACTAACGATTGTCATAATTTTCTCACTTTAATAAAAGTTCAATTGCAGAAGTCGCATCATCAATGCGACCGGTTTTTGCAAGACGCTGCTTTGCTCGCATACCCTCAGTTGTTGTCGAAACCCGACCAGCTGCTCCAGGCTTGGCTGGTCGTGGGCCATTGTTCACCACAGGCTTAATGCCTTGGCGCTTACTTACCATCTGGTCAAACAGTGCCGCTTTGCGCAGCAGTAAAACCAGTCGGTGGTCGTAAACGCTCTTCAAGTCTTCATCGGTAAAGCCTGCTGCCTTCGCAGACTCAATCACCAGCGCCTTTTCGGCCTTTGCCTTCTTGGGGTCTTTCCAATCAGGTAAAGCTGCCAAGAGAGCTTCTTGCTGGCTGGCAAGTTGGGCTTCCATGGCGCGCTGTTGTTCATACTGGGCCACTTGAGAGAGTCGCTGCTGTTCGGACTGAATAGCACCTAGTTTCTCTTGTCGCTGTCGCATGACCTCGTTTTGCCTCACCCACTCAATCGGGTCTTCCTGATACAGGCGTTCCAGATCGATTTGAGGCTCTGAAGACTGAAGTTGGGCTTGCAATGCTCCCAACAATTGAGCGTATTGCTCACGCTCGGCTCGGACTGCATGGGTCTCTTGCTCGACTTGCTTTCGCACTTCGGCAATTTGCTGCGTTTTCCGAGTGTAGTCCTGAGTCCTGGAGTAGCCCTTCTGAAGCTCGTCTAGCGTGACAGAAACTTCCTTGCCGTCAACTTTGACAGTGAAAGTCTGTGGCTGTTCGCCCTCTTCGGTCTCTTCCTCTTCTTCGGACTGTTCCTCTGAAGATTCATCATCTGGCGCGTCTTCCACACCAGAGTCATCCTCCTCAGAGGCCGCTGCCTCAGAATCCTCTTCGGACTCTTCGGCTGGCTGCGTCTCGTCAAGTTCTGCTTGTCCCTGTTCGGGGGCCAACATTGCCGAGATAGCACTGGCCGCATCGGCCATATTCATTGCTGTTGTTTCTGCCATAGTAATTTCTTAAATTAGGTTTTTCTGTGATTTGACGATAGCGTTTTGGGCGATCTTGCCGTTGTCCATGATCTTGATCAACTCTTGCCGCAGGCCGTCAATGGCCTGCAACATACACCACGCTGTCTCGCGCTTCACAGACTCTTCGGGTTTCGATGATCGAAATGCCCAAAGTTGGTCATTCTCCAATTTCGCAATTGCCGTGTTGAGGGTTTCATCCTCTAGCAGCTGCTTGGCCTTTCGGCCCTTATTTACCTGGTCTTCGTTTGTCACTTACTGTGCCATTCCTTGAAAGGTTGATGGGGGCATCATCTCAGGCGCTGGTGGCTGCGGCTGGGACACAAACTGTGCCGCCTGCTGCTGGGCCAAAAGCGCCTGCTGACGCATTGCTTCACGATCAATATTCTGGGCCGCATCAATTTCGGCTGTACTGATCTGTGATTTGTACTTTAACTCAATTTCATACTTTTTGAGATACAAATCTTGGGCCATCTTGTCGCGGGTCAGATCGTCATCCATGATCATTTGCTGGCGCTTTAGCTCCAGCTCTGCCGCTTTCTTCTGGATATCTGCCTTGATCGACTCGGCCTGCACTTGGGCCAGCACCTCTTCTGGGCTTGGCTTGGGTGTGGGTGTGGGTGGCACATAGTCGGCAGGGATATTTTGAAAAAAGCTGGTCGAGTCTTTGAACCCAGATAGCTCTACGATTTTGCGTAGGGTATTACTGAATTGCTGTGGCGTAACCAAAGGATTGGTCGGGCCAAGCTGTTGCAAGATTTGCTCTTGCTTGGACATGATCATCATCAGCGCTTGCAGTTTCTCGTTTGTGTCGCCATTGCCCAAGGCAATATTGATGTTCGCATCCATGCTGGTGTCCCAGAATCTTGGATCGATCTGCACCCACTCATTGCGCATTCGCACCATGCGAGCTTTGTCCTGGTGCGTTGTGGCCAAAAACAAAATGCCCTTGAAGAGCTTCTTCATACCTTCAGCCAGAATGCGAGCAGTCAGCTCAATGCGACCTTGGCTGGCGCTGATCGTTGCGTTCACAGCTGCTTTGGTGCTTGACTGCAATGCGTCAGCGTTCAGACCCATGGCGGCCTTGCTCATGCCGGTGCGATCTTCCTTGATCTGGTCCATGTATTCCATCATCGGGAATGCGGCCTGACCCACAAATGGGGTTGTCAGGGGTTGGACCATGCCTGGCGCTCTCATGCGAATGATTGCACCCGTCTCATTGTTCAAGACATCATCGATGTTGACTTGGCCTTCGACCACTGCCGTGCGCGGGTGGATCGACTGGGCCAGACTGTCCAATGTGTTTCGGAGTATTTCCGACTTGATCTCTTGCAAGTCGCGGGTGATGTCAAAAATCGACATCGCCTCCAAGGGACTTGTGTGCGGCTCTGGGTCACAGGGAAAGTCAGCAAAGGGAATGTAGCTGGCCGGCAAATTACGCACCACCTTATAGCCACCACCCATGCAGCAGACTTTGCGCAGCTCGGCAATGCCGTCACCATCAAAGTCCACGCGGGAATAAGCCTCGATGTACAGCACTCTGCGCATCATCGGGTTGGCAGCGTCATTTGTACCAAATGTCGTGGACAGTGGCTGGCGCGCTAAATACTCGTCATTGCTGTCCAAGTCGGTCGTTGACAGATTCTCTTCAATTTCATCCTGGTCATAACCCATGGCCAGCAAGTCGGCCACAGTGGCCATCTGCCGGTGGGCAATGATGGTCGATTCGTCAAACGATCTGGCGCGTCTGTCCAAGAGTAGCTCTTCGGGTGGCACGGCCATGATCCTGATCCGGCCATCCTTTGTGATGCGCTTGATCTGCACATCATGGACCATGGCGGGTGGGGCCATAACCGGCTGGCCAGTCATCGGGTCCACTGTGCTGATCTGCATTTCGTCAATGCTTGGGTCAGGGTAAGACACCACAATCTTGACTTCTGCACCAGGCTCTTGCATGAGCATTTCTAGCGTCTGGTCGTCTAGGCCGGTGTACTCTTCAATTCGGACCTTCTCTTCGTCTTCCCACCAGAATTTGGCAATGCCGCATTTGCGCACCAGTGCGTCTTTGAAAATGGCATAACTGGTCAGAAACCCGTTGTTGTCGTTTTGGAATACATAGTTGGCATAGTCGGTCGCCTGCTGGGCCATCTTCACATCTTCTGGTCCACGGGGTGCAAACTCGACCACATTCTCAGAATTAAAGAAAACGCGCATCAGGCTTGGCAGCATGGCCGAGACAGTGTCCCGCACTTCCATGGCCACCACCTTGCTATTGCCTTCGACCTCATTGCCAAATAAGTCACCGCGATAGTATTCAGTGCCTTTGGCGCGTGTGGGTGACAGATCACTGTCAACATAGCTCACCGCATCGGTTAGGTCTTGCGTGACAATGGCTTGCAGCTCTGCATCATCCATTGGCTGTTTGGCTGCAATGTCGGTGGATAGGTTTTCAATATCGTTCATTTCAAGCCCCAAAAATATAGGTCGCGTGGTCTAAGGCACTGACCAAATTTGTATTGTTTGAAGAGAGGCTTGAAGTCATTGAAATCTTCCTCCCTCAAATTTCGGTAGTAATCGTTTGTAAATGGCGCGTCAGCCGGTGACGTTCTGGTCGTGCCATGTTCTGGTCTGCCTATTGTGGCACAGGAGAAAATAACTAAACCACCCTCCCGCACCAAGTCAATCATCTTTTGAAACGTCTTATCCCAGTGTTTGTCATGCTCAAAGCACTCGCATGAGATCACCACATCAAACATCCCGTCTGGGTATGGCAGCTCATGGCCGGTGCAAACAATGTCCACCCCTGGGCCTTCGCCCAAGTCGCAGCCAATGTATTTGTCAGGATTCTCAAAGAATTGCCTGACGCTGCCATTGATGTCCAAAGAGCCAACTTCCAAAACCTTGGTCTGGCTGAAGTATTCTGGGAATTGATCTTTGACACTCTGCACAAAATCAAGTTGTTGCTTGTGACTCATTCAAACCATGCCTTCGCATATTCGGGTCGATTCTCTTTGAGCCATGGCAGCGCATCCTCATGCAGCTGCTTGGCATTCATGCCAATGGTGTTTGAGCCAATGTGGTGGACATAGCTTGCACTCACATAGTGGCCATAGCCTTTTTGGATTAAATCCATACAATGCACATCATCGCTGTACCAATTCAGAGGGGGAAACTTTGCCTCCCCAAATGCGTCACTTGATATCCATGCAAATATTGGGCTGACCTCTTGGACCAATTTGATGTGGGCCTCAGAGGGGAATTTAAAGAAGCTCAATCGCTCACCAGGCTGGCAAATGCGCACATTCTGGCCAGACCTTGCCGCATCACTTCGAGCCGCCACCCACCCCGCTTTGTAGCTGTTCATGGTCCTGACAATGGCCACATCTTCCATCAGCACCTTGACGCTGGTAGGTGTCAGCACTACATCGTCATTGGCCACAATGCACGATGACCATTCTTTCATGGCCGCCTCAATGATCTCGTTGTAATCCTCGCCAAAATTCCTTGGCTGGCCATAAATCTTCAGATCGGCTTGGAAATTCTCAATCACCGACTCTGGGCCGCGCAGATAGACTGGACACTCTGGCGCGTATTGCCTGATGGATTCAAGCAGCACTGCCAGACCATGGCCTTTGACAGTGGCAATGACGATTGGACAAATCATTTCTTGGCCTTGTTTCTTGCAGATATTGCAGCCGCCTTTGCCTTGGCATCGGCCTTAGAGCTTGCACCCCATGCCTTGAGACTCAGCAGCAGTCTGGTCGGCTCGCCACCCTTCATCTCAGGACCAGGCATATTGCCCATGCGTGCCAAGAATGATGCGCGCCTTGGGTTATCGCCAGACTTGACTGGCGCTTTAAGGTCCATGCCTGCGGCCTTGGCACTGGCACGACCCTTGGCATTTAAGCCGCCAGACGGGCTTTTGCCCTCTTTACGTTGCCAAGCTGGGGTCTTCATTTCTTTTTCACTGGCTTGGCGGTTTTAGCCGCTGCCTTAAAGTCTGAAGCGCTTGGAGCGCCTTTTGCCCCAGGCTTTCGCATTTTCTCTTTGCTGCCAGCAGCAATTCTTTCGCGTTTAGCATGAATATTTGCATATAGCCCTTTCATTCCTCTTCTCCCTCTTCATAGTCTTCACCCTCTTCAACCTCTTGCTCGCCAGTGTTCGGGCCACCGACCACCCATGCATCGCACGTTCTGCTGGCTGCGCACTTGAAATCAAAGATTTCGCAGTAACCCAGATCGGCCAGCTTGATTGTTCCCCATGGGTCTGCTTCCATGCCAATGCCTTGGGCAATGCACTCTTTGATGTTGTCAGACACGTTGAATGCCGCGCAATTTCCGCATAGAGACTGCTTTGCGTCATCCATGCTCACATCCCACTGGTCAGCCTTCTTGCGCCAAAAAGCCTCGTTTGGCAGTTTGGGATTCTCAGGACCATAGGCCGCGCTGGTGATTGCCTTTGCGCGGTTTTTTAGGTTGAGGGTAATGTCTTGCGTGGGCAATGGGCAGTTTTCGCCACCCTCCATGTCCTCGCCCTCTTCTCGGTCCATGACCTGGCTCATGGTGCGTTGTAAAGTAGCCATTACTTTTTACCTTTGTTCTTTGCCGTGCGCTGACCGCGCATGGGCAGTTTTGCCTCAGACATTGCAATGGCAATGGCCTGCTTGGGATTCTTGACCACTGGGCCGCCTTTGCCACTGTGCAGCTTGCCAGAGCCAAACTCTTTCATTACTGAGCCGACCTTCTTTTGCGCTTTACTCATTGCCTTCATAGGTTTCCCCCATTGGTTTGTCAATACCCGAATTATGCAACCCGCGACAAGTTTCTGCGCAGGGGCTGAGACCACTTGCCGTTACCCGTTGACCCATACATCCCCATGATTGCGTCACTGGCAAATGTCAGGACAAAGGCATCGGCCTTGTCGGGACTTGGCAAACCGCGCCTCTTGATCTCGTCTTTCCCCTCAATGGCGATCTTGCCGTTGCTGGTAAATGAGTACCGCACTGTGGCCAGTTCAGCAATCAAGACCTCATCCTTTGGCATCTTGCAATCTCTGGCCTCAAGCCAGGCCCGTGCCTTGTACCAAAGCTCGGCTTTGAGATTTCTGTAAGTCCCACCCATGGCGGGTGATTCTGAGACATTGATCCCTCTGGCCGGCAGGCCCAGCTCCCGCAGCCGGTCCACCACCCCAGCGCCTAATCCAATCGAGTCGACCAGTATTTCCTTTGGCTGCTGGCTCGGTGGCAGCGCCTGATACTCGGCCACCACCGCGCCAGTCAGTTGCATCAAATCAAGATTCTTCCATGTCCGGATATTCTCAGTGACCGCATTCCCTTGGCGCTTGCAGAGGGCTGACCGGTCACTACCAAACCTTGCCACATCCAAGCCCCAGAGCATGGGCGCATAGTCACTGGGCGCGACATCCCGATTGACCGCGCTCTCCAGTAGGTCCATGGCAATCACAGTGTCATCGTCACCCTTGGGGAATTCACCGATCACCCTGATCCGGTAGACGTTACTTTCCTCGCCATAGCGCATGGCCATCTCTTTGACGTACTCATCCGAGACCCGTGGCGAGTCAGTGCAGGCCACTTGGAACGTGGTCCACTCATCAGCCAGGCGCGTGTGGGTGTCATAGAAAAACCCACTAGACCTGACCGGATTCCCCAGCAATAGCGTCACAGCATTGTGGCCAGACATACTTCCAGCCGCTGCCTCGAACACTTGCTCTGGCACACCAGAAGCCTCATCGGCCACCAGCATCACATTCTCTGAGTGAATTCCCTGCAAAGCCTCTGGCTGCTCTGCCCTTGATGTCCTAGCACTGATAAACATCTCAGTCGGTGCAGCGTTAAATTCAATCCTCTCTTGCTTGACAGTCAACAATCCCTGCAATGGCAAAGGCATCGCATTGATCCACCTCTTCAGCTCCGCAAACATCGCGTCATAAAGCTGACTGCTCGTTGGCGCGGTCACCACCACCTTGACTGGACTCCTGGTCATAAAGTACCAGAGCATGGCCCAGCTGCTGGCTGTACTTTTCCCCACCCCGTGGCCACTCCGAACACTTATCTTCCTATCACCCCGCGCTATTGCACCAAGAAACTTCACCTGCCATGGGTCAGGGTCAACCCCCAAAACCTCACGCACAAACAGCACGGGGTCAGGCTGATACCTCTGTACCCACTGACTGAAGACATTTTCTTTACTCATGGGTGGATGGTCTCATAGATGGCCCAAGCCTTGGGACTCATCGCCCATCTGTGCGCATCCAGCTCGTCAGTCCTGACCAGTATCAGCAAGTGGTACGTCATCGCCAGGTCAAACACCTCCTCTTCAATCGCCTCCATCATCCGAATCTTCAAATCCAGCAACATCACCGACAAGTGCAAAGCTGTCAACAAATCAGTCATTTGGTCATCCTCGCTTGCTTTAAGTTCTGGCCCGTCACCCTGTCGGTCCAGCACGATGCACACACCCACTTGGTCGCACTCATCTCAACCCCACCCTCTGGGGGCTTTTGGCGATTGCACTTGTTGCACAGCTGCAACTTGTGGCCATGCACGTTCCCATTCAATCTCACATGGTTATTTACAAAATTACTCTTCATTTTCTTGCCGGACAGTTTCTGCCCTGATTGCAGTTCCCATGACATGGTGGACATTTCCGGTCAATGAACTCCACATCATTGACCCATGTCCTTAATACCAGCCCACAGGCCGGACCAGCGTCTGGTACTTCTGGTGTCTCTTCTGGTTTCATTGAATACCTATAAACCAACCAAGCAATTATCAATACATTAAATATCAATATTGAATAAATAATAATCACTGTATTCTCTGCACTTTATTATGTGGGTGGGTTAACCACTTATCACCCAATATTCTTAATGCCTTAATATATTGACGCTGATTATGTCTATTGGTGCTAATAGGCACATAATCAACATTAAACAACTGCCTGACTTTAGTTAATAAAGTGATATTCATATTATCCCCACTATTTGGTTTATATCGACCCAAGTGTGCCAGACAATTGTGCCATCCAAGCTCATTAACTTGCAAAACACTTTTTTGTCTTGAGCCTCGTCAGTGTCTAAGACTATCCACTCTTGGCCTTTGAGGACCACTGTCGCTTGTTTCGTTTTCATACGTTAAGTTTGTTAGTTGGTGAAGTTGACATTTTTGCACAATTTGCGTTAGTTGTTACTTTTTTAAAAAAATTTTTTTGTAGGTGTTTAGTGCCGCCACAGTCGCCCCCGCCAAGCCGGCCAAGGGGGGGGTCGCGGCCACCGACCGCCAGCTGGCCACCACCGGCTTATCCCCAGATTTTGGCCAACCTTATCCACAGATTCCTGTGCATAACTGGTCATGTAATACTTTAATGCACTTAATTCTGTGGATAACGACTTATCCACTTAACATAATGGTCGTTGTATAAAGTGACTGAATGCTTCGGTATTCATTTACTCAGAATCGTCTACCGATACGATGCTGCGCTTGCGCAGGGCATCAAGGGCCATGCTTCCAAGGTCGATATTGACCAGGGGTTGCTGCTTGTCACCATACTCGTCTGGCGCTTGTTTAGAGGCCAGCCAGCGCCTTGTGTCCACTCTCAGCTTGGCCACTTGCGCCTCTTGAGGCGTGGCCGTGTCTGCGATTTCGAGGGTCTGCTCTGCTAAACTTCTCCCACCTCGCGTGCGTGCGCGTGCGAGAAGTTCTCCCCGCTTCGCATCTTTTTCGATCCATTTGTAGAAACCACCGATGCTGATGTCCAGAGACTTAATCACTGAATCGGTTGTTTTCCCTTGTGAGATATGGTCAAAGAGCATAGCCTCACCGCCAAAGGCGTGAATTTTCTTATTGATCCCTGACATCTCTTTGCGATCAATTGCAGCCTGGTCACGCAATGTGAGCTGGCGCTCAACAATGTTGTCGGCAAGTTCACTCAATGTGTTTGCACTCTTCTTTGGTTTTGCCATTCAGATAATCCTCGATTGTTTTGATTGCTTCGGCAGCTGATCTGGCGACCACTGACCGATACCCTTTTGCATTTAACTGCAAACCCACAGCGCTTTGCTTGGCTGAGACCACACCGGCCTTGGTCTTCATTTCCACAAATAGCGCATGAAACCCGTTTTTAGCCTCCAGAACGCAAAGATCAGGCATCCCTGCCAATACCCCTTCAGAATGCAACCTAACGCGCTCTAAAGGGCTTCTATCGCCTCCATTGGGTATTGCTGCAATGATGATGTCCGGATAGAACGCTCGAAAGTGCTGCACCACCTTGACTTGGTCAATGTGTTCAATGCTTTTTCTCTTGCGTTTTAAGTCAACCACCATGACTCGGATTCTACTGCCGAGGGTTTGGCTTGGAACAAGTGGCATCGGTGCTTGACATCGGTCGGAAAGGCTGCCAGTCCGGTTTGGCCGCACTGATGTTCGGACCATGTGACAGTTGCCCATCCACCTTTGACCTTTGCCTGGTCAAACATCCACTGCAATGGTTTGGCGTTGACCTTCCGGTGTCTTTCCATCTGTTCGGCTGGCATCGACTGGCGCTGCTCGACCATGCACGAATGCTTGCATTCATGGCAAAAAACCCTCTCATCCCACAAATGTGGATATCCTGTGGATAACTGCTCAACTTGTTGAACCATCTAAAACCTCCAAAAATCGTTAAAAGTAAGGCGGTATAGACAAAGGAAATCTACCGACTTACCGCTTTACTTTTCACCATCACAAAACTGACCAGATTGGCCTGTGGATAAGTGGGTCTATGACCCCCACTTATACCAACAGACCTGCCTTTATCTAATCCGGTGTACCTGTTTACTACCGCTTTACTACCGCTTTACCGCTTTACTTTAATTGAACCCATCCAGTGCCTGACTGGTCCTGACAGAAGCGCTGGAAAATGGCCGCGCCAACTGCCCGTCTTGAATAGCTTTGGTCAGCCATTGGCACGACTTGATAGATGTCAGCCCACTCCAGCTGGTGCATCGCTGCCATCTCTTTTGGCACTGATGGCCGGCCTGACCCTCTGCGCATGATGACCGCGCCTTTGGCGTTGATGATGGACTGGACAAAGTTGCAGGCCGCATCACACGCATCTTGGACTTGTTGCTGTTTCTTATCGTTCTGTCGGTCGTTGGCTGCCTGCCTTCGGTCTTCTTCCGATGACATGGCTGGCACGACTAGAAGAACCATTTGTTCCTGGATGTCGCCATCTTCATCCAGCACTGTGTCGGCAAAGACATCTGACTGAAACTTAATCTCTCTGAAGTTGGGCTGGTAACGGGTCTTGACCAGGCGCATATAACGGGTCTTAGTCTCATCTTCAAACAGAATGCCGGTGAGGGTTGCATCGCCTGTGAATGCAGAAGCTCCACGGGCTGTGGCATCTGAGTCTGACTTGGAGATGGTCTTGTTGGTATGGGTAATGATGCAGACTGGCGTGTCCAGCTGGATGTAGATGGTCT